CCTGACCGTGCCGGAGTTGGTTGTGCTGGATTCTGAGACAGTAACCATCGAGGCCGCGCCCGGAAATCGAAACCGGGTGGAGAAATATATCATCAAATGGAGGGAGGGCGACCAATCGCTTATGGAGATTACCCGCCGGGCGACGGACGCCGACTATGAAATCATAGAAGGGCTAACCGCGCCAGACGCATGGGTTGTGGAATACTACCGCTTGGCGCGGGGCGCGAAGTGGGAACTCGAACGCGCCGAGTCGTGGCCTTACGCCTTTCCGCCCGTACAGCATGTCAAAAATTTGCCGAAACTTCGCTGCATCTACGGTAAATCGGATGTAGAAAGCGCCATTATGTCACAGGATAAAATCAACCTGGTGGCCTCCAATATCGGCAAAATCATTCGGTATCACGCCCACCCCCGCACGATTGGCCTGGGGGTTGACGCCAGCCAGATCAAAACCGTCGGCGTCGGTACAGACCAAATGTATACCACCACCGCCCGGCCTGGCGACGCTCAGATTTTCAACCTTGAGATGCAATCCGATTTGGCGTCCAGCCGTCAGTATTGGAGCGACTTACAGCGGACGCTCTACGCTGCGTCCCGCACGGTGGACACAGCCAGCATTGCAGACAAGGTTGGACAATTGACCAACTTTGGATTGCGCGTACTTTACCAGGATGCCCTGGCAAAAAATGATACCAAGCGGGCGCTGTATGGCGACTTCCTGACCGCTATGGCGGGCAACCTGCTCGAATTGGCCGGGCTGAAGGTTGTCCCGGTTGCGATTGTCTGGCCTGATGCAATGGTTAGCAACGAAGTCGAAACCGCCCAAATGGTACGCGAGGACTTCGCCGCCGGGCTTATCAGTAAACGCACGGCGCTTTCGTTGCGTGGCTATGACCCCGAAGAAGAATTGCCGATTATCGAAGAAGAAAAAGCGGCGGCACAAAATGTCGGGGCGCTATTGCTTGGAGATTTCTTCGCCGGTAAATAATGGCAACCGAACCCAACAGCGTACTAAAGCAATTGGAACGAATGCGCGCCGCCGCAGATAAACAGGACGCGGAAGTTATCCGGCGGATTATCGTTTCCTATCGTTCGATGTATGAGCGATTGCAAGCCGACCTTGAGTTGGCCTTGCGGCGCGCATTCGAGGATGGCGGGGAACACATAAGCCGCACCTGGCTCTCCGGGCGTCTGTCTGCGCTGGAGCGCCAAACGGCAACCGAGTTGCGCAAATTTTCGGTTTACCTGGACACCGAATTGCATACATCCGCCCGCGCTGCAATGACAGCCGGAAGTGAGCAGGCGGCGTCACTTATGCGCATGATACTAGGCAAGGGTAGGTTTGTAACGGTCAATTTCAACCGCTTGCCGGTAGAGGCCATTAATGCCATGATGGGCTTCCTGTCTCCCGCTTCGCCGCTGTGGGATCGGCTAAATAAACTGGCCCCGTATCGTGCGCAGGATGTCGCCGACAAATTACTGGACGCGATAGCGCGCGGCTGGAATCCGCGTAAGGCCGCCGGTCAATTGGCCGGCTTCCTGTCTGATGCCGAGACGGTATTCCGGGACGGCATGGGCGGCGCGTTGTCGGACGCCCTGCGAATGGCGCGCACGGTGCAGTTGTATTCCTACCGGGAAGCGACGCGGGCAAATTATGCTGCAAATTCGGACGTTGTAACTGGCTGGCAGTGGCATACCGAGTTGGGTGACGGGCGTGCGTGCGAGTCTTGTATTGTAATGCACGGCACGATACACGATCTCGACGAAGTGCTGGACGACCATTACAACGGGCGGGCGGAAGTCCCCGGAAATGTTATTTTAGCGGAGGACGCCGTAACTCTCGAAACCCTTTGGTACGAGGGAGATATTATTGTCATTCGCGCCGCCTCTGGAAAGTTCCTTGCCGTCACCCCGAATCACCCGGTACTGACAGACCGGGGGTGGATTGCGGCGCAATTCGTCCAGATAGGCGACAATGTAATCAGCCGCCCCGGAAGCGATTGGGCTTCTGTCAATTCCGGCCCAAATAAAAAGCATATTCCAACCCGCGTTGAGGATATACCGGGTGCGTTCGATATGGTTCGGCTTGGAAGCGTGCCAGAAACCGCCGAAGACTTCTATCGCAAGCGAATCGATGGCAATATCGACGTTGTATTTATAGATCGCCTTTTGTGGGATGGATGTAACGCCGCGCTCAAGCAACAGGTCCTCGAGCGCTTGTTCGGAATGAGAAACTCTTTGGTTTCTTTCGCGGGACAGGGCAAAATTGATAAGGGAACTTTCAGATCTTGGTTTTCCGCGCCGGGATTCTTGCGCGGCGGCAATTGCGGCCTTTCGCTCTTCGGGACTCATCCCGATATAGCGGAAGGTGTTGGCTTCGGACATAGTATGTCGCCTTATTCCATTTCTGGCAAGGATAAGCGAAACGGTGGATCGCGCAATCCCGTACTCTCTTGCCAATCCGTTTTCGGTTTCCCCGGCAGAATAGCGGGCGCAAATAGCGGGCGCAAGATGGGCGATTTTATTCCAGCGGAAAGCGGAAATCTTCCCGCCCTTGACCGCGCGACTTTCGGCGGCACTCCGAAACAACCCCTTGCTCTTGAGAATATCCGACAGGCGCTTTTCGGTGGTGTGCCAGCGGCGGGCGGCGGCAACGGTGCTGTCCCCGGCGAGATAATCCTTGACCGCGTTGTCAATGTCAATGTCAGGCGCTTTTCGGGTCATGTTTACAGCCTCCAAACACAAAGGGGATGGTATTACAGCAACGGTATTGTATCACACAACTGCGCCCAAATTCCCATAATTTACGGGCAGGCATTACTGGACGAAACCGCCGGGGTAGACTGGTTCGAGAGCCAGTCCGAGCAGCGGCAGCAGGAGATACTTGGCCCCGGAAAATACGAAGCCTGGAAGGATGGCAAATTCGAGTTGTCGCAGTTGAGTGTTTCCCGCCCCGATGACGTTTACGGCGAGATGCGTTCGGCGGCGACGTTGGCGGAGTTGATGGGCAAATATGAATGACCGCGACTTCTGGCTGATTTTTCGCGCCGCCCTAAAGCAGATGATTTCGGCCATTGACCGACGCTATGGATTTGGCGACTGGAAAGGAGTGGACGATGCCATACAGACTGAAAGGCAAGACGGTACAAGTCAAACGCAACAATCGCTGGCAAACGCTGAAAGTACACAAAACCGCGGCGCTGGCGCGTCGGCACTTGACGGCACTTAATATCAATGTCAAGCACGGGCAGTAACCAATATTCAATCGTTGAATTTTGTGATATAATGCCCCTTACATAGCGGAGCGCCAGAGGCGAACCGCAGCAAATAACAGGAAACGCGAAAGCGGTGCTTGTTTGTCCCAGGTGGACAGACGAGCGCCGTTTTTTTTGTTTCCCGAAACCCATAACATCAAAGGAGTTTTTGCAATGGCAGACAAGACCAAGCAGGGCGAGACGCCCGAGGCAGAAGCGCAGGCCGCCGAAGCCGCCCCGGTTGTACAGCCGGTCCAGCCCGCCGCAAGGGACGAGATGCCCGAAGCGGAGGAGTTTGACCAGAAGCGCGCGAAGGAACTCATCGACAAATTGCGCAGTGAAGTCAGAGAGAAAGAGAAGGACGCAAAGGCGAAAGCCAAGCGGCTCGAAGAACTCGAAGCCGAAGACCAGAAGCGCAGAGACGCCGAACTGTCAGAGATAGACAGGCTAAAGAAGCAACTGGTCGAAGCACAAACGAAACTTACCGCCGCCGAACGCCTGGAACTTTGCCGCCGCGCCGCCGAAGAAGCGGGATTGCCGTCATGGATGGCAACCCGTTTGCAGGGGGCAGACGAAGGCGACATCATGAAGGATGCCAAAGCGCTTGCCGAAAAACTCGCAGAACTCCAACCCAAACAACCCGAACCGTCGCCCGCCGAAGAAGCCAAGCCAAAGCGGCTTGCACCGAAACTGAATCCGACCTTGCCCGTAAACGAGAAAAAGCCGGAAACGCGCGGTGAACAAAAGTCGCGCATCTTTGGCAGAAAAACTGACATCTTCGACCCGGCCTGGGTCAAGGAACATGGAGGCGGGGCGGTCATCATAAACGACAAGGAGTAAATCATGTCCAACGAATCTACCTATTATGCTATTTCGTCCCTGGTCAACACCATCCAGGAAGGCGCACTTTTGGCCGCACGCGAAAACTCGGTCATGTCGGCGCTTGTGCGCGTATTCTCCGATACGGACGCGATGAATGTCCGCAAGAACTACGCTTATAGCGGTGGCACTATCGGCTCCATCGCCGAAACCACCGATATGAGCGCGCAGACCTTCACCCCTGCTGCCAGCCAGACCCTCACCCCGGCCTCTTATGGTATGCAGTATTTCCTGACCGACGCCCGCATTGCGAGCGATTGGAATCAGGTGCAGGCAGATGCCGCGACCGACATGGGGCAACTGGCGGGCGTTGCCATCGATACCAACCTGGTTGGCAACTTCGCCAACCTTACCGGCGGAACCGTAGGAACCGCTGGCGGCACGATCACCTGGGCGAACCTGATGCTGGCGGCAACCAAGTTGCGCGCCGCGTTTGCCCCGCAGCCCTACTACTTCGTCTGCCGCCCGGAACACTGGTACTACCTGACCAACCTGGCTTCCGGCGTTCCGACCTTCGTGCAGTCTGAAGCGTTCAAGGACAGCATCGCCGAACAGTACTATCAGGGGTCGTGGGGCGGGATCAACTTCTTCGTTGACGCTAATATCACCAGCGGCACGGCGGCAAAGGCGGCCATGTTCTCGCAGGACGCCATTGCCCTTGATGTTCGCCGGGCTGCCCGCATCGAAGCACAGCGCGACGCATCGCGCGGCGGCGGCGGGTGGGAACTCAATTTGACCGTCATCTATGCACACGGTATCTGGCGGCCTACTTTCGGCGTGACCTGTATCGGTACTTCGTCCGTATAACCGCGCCGCATCCATAAATTTTGAATTGACCGGCGGGATAGGGTCGCCCCCAAAAAGCCGCCCCTCCCGGCCTGCCCGCCGGTTAGTTCGCGAGGGCTGAAAGGCAGAGTTCTTTGAAAATCAATTGGTTCTCAAACGCCCCCTGGGCGCGCACGGGTTACGGGAATCAAACCGGTGTCTTTGTGCCGCGTCTCAAGGCGCTCGGTCACGATGTTTCTGTCACGGCCTTCCACGGCTTGCAGGGCAGCGTAATCAATTGGGGAGATATTCCCGTTTATCCAAACGGCTTTCATCCATACGGCGCGGACGTTATTGGCGCTCATGCGACCAACTATGGGGCGGATATAATCATCACACTTATGGACATTTGGGTGGTGGAGCCGGAGAACATCCCGCCCGCGATTGGGTGGTATCCCTGGTTCCCGATTGACCACGAACCCATCCCTCCCGCCGTTTATGCCGCTGCCAAGCGCGCCACGCGCGGGATAACTATGAGCAAGTTCGGGCAGGAACAGGCCGCCCTGTCCGGGTTTGAAACCTACTACATCCCGCATGGCGTAGACACAAAAGAGTTTTCTCCGTTCGACCAACAAGAAGCGCGGCGGCGGCTCGGTTTGCCGCCGGACGCTTTTATCGTTGGCATGGTCGCCGCCAACAAAGGCAACCCACCCCGCAAGGCGTTTTATGAGCAAATCGCCGCTGCCGCCGCACTCAAACGGGCACACGGCGATGTCCTGCTTTATTTACATACCGGCGACGGGAAACACGGCATGGATACCGTGCCGTTGCTGGAGTATTGCAAGATTGTTGGATTCGAGCCCGGCAAGGATGTACTATTCTGCGACCAGTACCAATATTTGCTTGGTTTCCCGCCGCTATATATGCGCGATATGTATTCGGCTTTCGACGTACTGACCAACGTTTCATGCGGCGAAGGTTTTGGCATCCCCATCCTGGAAGCGCAGGCGTGCGGTTGCCCGGTAATCGTTGGCGACTGGACGAGCATGGGAGAGTTATGCTTCTCCGGCTGGAAACTTCCCAAGAGCGACGCGGAGCCGGTCTATACTTTCCAAAACTCTTTCCAATGGCAGCCCCACACAGTCGCCGTCGCCGAACGAATGGCGGCAGCGTATGAGATGCGCGGGAATAAAGACTACCGCACGCGCGCCAGAAACGGCGCACTTGCCTATGACGCTAACCGCATCGTGGAAAAGTACTGGAAACCGACGCTGGAAAGGATTGCAAAGGAGCGCGAAGATGTCAAGCGTACACAATCAACTAATGGATGAGTTCGAGGACGAGGCGGTTTACAACCTGCCCGTCCATTTTGCGGCACGCAACGAGATCCGTGCCCTGCGCACCCGCATTGCAGAGTTGGAGCAGGAAATCGAGCGGCTAAAGAAGGCAAACAAACAGGAAAGCAAGAGTAGTGCTGGCAGTGAATAAAGTCGCCGCAATCATCACCAATTACAACATGCCAGAGCGGGCGGACGCCCTGGCCGATTACATCCGTGCCCATTGCCCGCTTGCAGACGTGGTACTCGTTGACAACGGCTCGGATATTATGCCCCCGCCGCGTAATACAGCCGTGTTCCTGCCGCAGAACGTCCAGACTACCGGCGGGTGGCTGGCAGGGATTGCCGGGCTAAAGAAGCGCGAGTATTTCGGTTACTGGTTCCTTATTACCTCCGCCGAATTTACCGGCGGCGACCCATTGACGCCGATGGTGGAGTTTTTGGAAGCAGACGAAAATGCGGTTGGTATTCATCCGGCCTTGACATTGGACAGTACAACGTCGTGGACACACATGATAGCACGCGGGAATAACGCCCCGCGCCGGACATGGATGCTGGACAATATCGCCTGCCTGTACCGCGCTGCGTGGTGGGACAAACATCCCTTTGACCCGGCGATGGTTTACGGGTGGGGAATAGACCTGGAAACGTGCCACTCCGCCCGCGCGGAAGGGCGCGGGCTTTGGATTGATGAACGTTCGCAGGTGCGCAAGATCACAGACATCGGGTATACCATGAATCGAATGAATATGAGCGCGGATGAGCGCCGGAAATTAGCGGGAGAGAACATGCGCACCCGCTTGCAAGAAAAATACGGAACCGACTACTGGAATCGGATGATACTGGAGGGCGTAACAAGTGACATGCAATAACTCGTTTTTCAAAGTCGATGACCAAAACGCCGGGAGCGTGGGACGCCACCCGCTACGGCCCGAATGGTGGTCAAGGAAATATGAATATCCCTGGGCGCTTGGTTTTGCCAAGCGCGGGCAGGTTGTGGCAGATATGGGCTGTGGCTGGATGCCGCGCCCGTTCAAGGATGCTCTGGCGGATGTATGTAAAACCGTTTATGCCGTAGACGCCGACGCCCGCCTGCTATCCCTGCCGAATGTCTGCGACAGCCTGCGCTTTATTGTTCGCAATTTCATTACAGACGAGATGGACGATTTGCCATTTTTCGACAATATCTTTTGTTTGTCCGTGCTAGAAGATTTGACCGAATACTTGCCGGATGCGCTGTTGAATTTTGCCCGTTTGCTAAAACCACACGGGCGGATTGTAGTCACTTTTGATGTACCTTATAACGACGCCGCGCCTTGCCCGCACTATCCCGGTATACAAGTTGCGGATTTCGAGAGCGCGGCGCAATTCGCCGGGCTGGAGTGGGACGGGGAGGCGGACTATTCGAAAAGCAACTGTATCCACCACGACGGTTTCAACCTGACGGTTTTTCATGGAGCTTTGCGCCGTGTCAAGCCTGGCAGTGATTGATTGGCTAAAGGAACTGGAACTGCCAAGCGGGGGGATATTGTCGTGGGAAGGCTCCGGGGCCGGCCCCTACCCGGAATGCACGGGCTACCTAATCCCGACCCTGCTTGCCCATGACGAATATCCATTTGCCCTGCGCTGCGCCGACTGGCTCGTTTCCATTCAGGATGCACAGGGCTTCTGGCGGGGAATAGACGGCGCGGCGCGGACATTCGACACGGCGGCAATTGTCGAGGGCTTGCGCGTCATCGGCGGGTATAGCGGGAACGTTACTCGTGGCGTGGAGTGGATGCGTTCCATGTGCAAGGACGGGCAAATGCTCGTTTCGCCCGCGCAAGGCACAGAGCGGCGCTGTTACACCATGCGCGCCGCCGCCATTGCCGGATATTCCGCCCCCGCCGCGTATTGGAAAAGGGAACTCGAAAACCTTACCGGGGAACGCAGTCATTATGTGGCCTACTGCTTGGAAGGGCTTTGGAATGTCGGGGAGTATAAGTTTGTAACCGATTTCCTGGAACGTACCCCGCGTGGCGTTATGCCATACACAATGGATGGGGGCGGGGAAGATTACTGCGCAACGGCGCAATTCGCCCTGCTGCGTGCCTGGGCGGGGTTGGATTACTTGCCCGAATTATCCGCCCTGCGCGCGCGTGTATCACCCAACGGGTCAATCTTGTTATCTGATACCGTCAAGATACGCCCAATTTGGGCGGCGAAATATTATCTTGATCTGGAGGCCTGCGCACAAGAGAAACCCGCCCCCAGGCGCGCTGGTTGCGCTCGCGCGATATGTTTTCCAAAATCTACGGGATGGCAAAGCCCGTCACGACGATGGACAACAAATGAGTGACATTCGCGACTTTCGCGGGACATGCAAGGGCGATAAGGTTTTTATCATTGGCAACGGACCAAGCCTTACCCCCGCGCAACTGGACAAAATAAGCGGACGTGCTTCTTTTGCAACAAACTGCATTTCGTCCATATTTCACCGCACCGCCTGGCGGCCAACCTATTATGTCACCACCACCACCGCCATGAATAATTCGGAGATTCGCCCCTACTTGGAAGCCGGTATCATAGCGGCAAAGACGGCGTTTGTTTGGTTGCAATACTCGCCGCCATATTGGTCGAATGTTTGCCTGATAAACTGCTTGCACGAAACAGACGAAGACAATGGCGGGGATAATCCCTGGTCGGACGATTTGCTCGACGGCGTGTCAAAGTGGGGAACAGGGTTGTTGCCCATTGCGCAGATCGCCGCATGGATGGGATTTTCTCGCCTGTACTTCCTGGGGATAGACGGGACTTATACGCGTGGCAACGCGGCGCACTTTCGCGGCTATCCGGGCGAATACCAGTACGCGCAGACAGATGACGCCGCGCTCGTCCGGGCACACGAAGTTATTGCTCGCAACTTGACCAGGTTGGGAATAGATGCTTGGAATTGTACACCGGGGAGCCGGATAAAATCTTATGCTACTGCAAGACTGGAGGACGTTTTATGAAAGTTGCGGAGCGT